CAGCTGAGTGAGCACAAACTCCTGGCGCTGGCGTACGTGTGGCGTGCAGAGTGCGGCTACGAGGTGCCGACTCCGATTGCGTATCGAGGTTCGCTGGCAGAGCTGGGCGCCGTCACAAACGCACTGCATAGCCTCACACGGACCGGCCACATCAAGCGTATCGGCAGCCGCTACCTGATGCGCGACGCCTGCCCATCGTGCTTGCGGCGGGGCGGCTGCGCTGCGAAGTGTATGCTGCACATGGGCGAGGACTTCGCCCTACGACGAGAAGCATGTCTGCTGTAGTATTCGCAGCCCTCGCGCTGATAATTCTCGGGTGTGGTGGTAGTGGCCCACCTCCTCCGCCGAAGCCGCTGACCTGTGGCGCGCTTGGCGAAACCTGTGCCGCTATGACACCCTGTTGCCGCTCCGTCAATGGCCTCGCTATCGAGTGCTTTGAGGGAGTCTGTGAGTACCGATGACCAAGATTCTCGCTTCGATGATGTTAGTGTTCGCGCTGGGCTGTGGTGCCGGCACCCCTGACCCTCAGCCGACTCCCGATGGTGGGACGATTCTACCCCCGCTTGAGTGCGTGGTAGAGGGCAGCCGCTGTCATCCGTTCGACGGGCCGCAGTGCTGTGCCACCACGCCAAACGGTGTGGCCATGATCTGCAACCACGGGACGTGTGCCGTCCCGCTGCAACTACTGCCGGCCCATGATCTGAAAATCAATCGATAGAACCGTTGTTTGCGGGTTTAACGAACTGGTAAACTTGCAAACGGTTGTGGTTTTGTTCGACGCATATAGCGCCGCATTGCCAGATACCACCGCCGAGTAATTGGCGTCTGCCATGGTGTCTGCCAATGTAACATCAATCGTTGTCGCGGTAATCGCTACGCTTGTGACACCGACGGCGCCGTTGGTAGTTACCCCGCCTATCCCATCAGTTGTAACGTACCCCCACGCACGAGCGGTATTGACCGGCATCACACGACCTTTGATGGCCTGTGTTGCAACTGGATGCGTTGGCGCAGTGAATAGGGCATAACTATCTAGCAGGTCACTATGCGTTGCTCCTGGTCCAACACGCACAGAGACATCGGCCTGGAGAGTGTTGTCGGTGTAGATTGGCCCCGTCGCGTCTATCGCGAAACCAGTTCCCGTCCCTACTGCCTCGATGCCACCGCCGTTTGGGCCACCGCCGACAGCGCGCAACGCGAAGGAGCTAGTGCCCCCGCCCGTCAAGAGAGCGCCGTACCCGGAAGTTACACCTCCGTTTGCCCGCAGGCCATACCCAGTTCCGACGCCAACAAAGAATCCGCCGTCACCGTTGGTAAGCCCGCCGGTCCCAACCACGCCGACCCCTGACCCGGTTCCGTGGCCGGTGACTCCATGTCCGTCTGGCCCGCCGCCCGTACCTCGCACACCCTCCGATGAAGTGCCGCCACCAAGGAAGTCACCACCCCGCCCCGAGGTAGCGCCGCCTTGCCCGTACACGCCTACACCGGTCGGCCCACCCTGCCCCTGCACGCCGGTTCCGGCGCCGTTGCTCGTACCGTACACGCCCGAGAGCGCGCCCGTGCCGGTGAAAAATCCACCGTAGCCCGACGTACCGCCGCCAGTTGAGCGCAGACCGTCACCGGTGCCAGAGCCGACAAACGAGCCGCCGTAGCCGTTTAGACCGCCTTCGCCCCGGACTCCGATCGATACCGCGCCAGCTGGGTCGCCGATGCCGCGCAGACCGTAGTTTGCGGGGCCGAAGCACTGGCCCACTGCGCCGTGTCCACCGGAGCCGCCCTCGAATAGAGCGCCCTCGCCAAGCCCGTTGCCGGTTGCCCGAAGCGCCCGAGTGTTGACCGTGGCTTGCGTGAGCGTGGCACCACGCTGCAAGGTCTGCAACTGGGTCCACGTATGCGCCTCTGTCTCGAAAGCGTCGAGCCACACAAGCCAGTTGTAGACTTGGAGTTGTAGCCAGTTTTTCCACTGCGCGGGTGGCTTCTCAGCGACGAGCCAGCCGATATCCTTTTTGCCAGCAGCCGGCTCGACCACCTTTGTCGGGTCGGCAGCGACGGTATCAGCCCAGCGGGGGAGAGTTGACGTGAGCGGCTTAGTGGCCATTGATAGGACTCCAATAGGTCGAGAGGTTGCGGTTTGGGATGTACATGGCGATCTCGGGTCGCCCCTCGGCTGCGTTGTCTACACAAGCACCGCGCCTGCACACAGCCGGGGGTCGGCAGTCTCGGTCGCTTGTGCAGTCCTTGGCGCAGATCAGCTCTTGCCGCATGGCGCGCACTTGCTGGCCAATGAACGCAGCGCAGCATAGGAGCCCGGTCGCTAGCGTCAGCACGAACACCAGTGACAGCGGCGGGATGGCGTTGATCTGGTCGCGCTGCTCTTCTGTGACAGCGGCCAAGATGGCTCTCTCTTTGGCGCGGCGGTCGAGGTACTTGACGATGAGTGCCACCGTCGCGAACAGGCCCCCGAGCGTAGGCAATATCAAGTCTACAAGCATCGTAACTCCTAGATAATCCCGACGAGCGCGCCGCCGGTAGCTGGGTTGGCGGTGTCGCCCCACCCCTTACCGACTGAGGCAGGGAGCGTGACCATTGCGCCAAGAGTGTGAGGACTCGCCGTTGCTGGGAAGCCCGATAAGGTTGTCGGTGTCTTGCTGGTGTAGGCCAGTGTCTCGGATCCAGCTAGCCCGTCGTCAATTACCAGCGTGCCTGAGGCCGGGAAGTCAGTCGTATCCGCCACTGTAAAGGACGTGACGCCGGCCAGTGCAGCGACTGTCAGAGGGCTTGACGTTGCGGTGACGAAAGCGTCGGCGTCCGCTGTCTGTTGCCAGCCGAAGCCTGAGCCGATAGCTGCGCCTCGGGCCTGTCTGATAAACGAGCTGTAGATCAGCGCCTGGGTAGCGGAGATCGCAAGGCCGGTGATTCGTAGTACGAATGCAGCCGGATAGTACTCCGTCAGTTTGATCGTCGCCGATGGTAGCAGCACCGTTCCGATGAGCAGCCGTACCACCTCGATGATGTCCTCTATGGTACCGTCGCTCCGGTTGACACGGATCCGGGCTCGGACGCGCAGCCGGTAGTCTGCATCCAGCGCCCCCTGCCTGGGCTCGCCCACGATGCGCCCAAGTACGTCGAGCGCGTTGCCGACTGCGGTGTCTACTCCGCGCTCTACCAGCAGCTGCCAAAAAGCATCCTCGATTGCCTGATACTGCGCTGCCTCCCCGGTGAGGATTGCCGATATCCTGGGCTTGCGGAACTCCTCGGCAAGGCGCGCGAGCATCTTGCCAGAGTGGTCTAGCTCGTGCTGTACGTCGCCCATTACGGAGTCCCTGCGACAGAGGTAACGAGGATACGCGCCGAGTCAAAGAGTGCAACGTCACGGATACCCATCGGAATATCTGCCGTGCCGACAGGGGCAGGTGCAGTGCCGAGGCGGATCGCGGTGACATTGAGCACGCCAGGCACCGAATCGACAGGAGCCCCGATGCCCCAGCTCGTCACGTCCTTGCCCATTGTGTAGCCGTTCGTTGGGGTGAGCGCTGCCAGGATGGCCGCCTTGACTTGATCGTTTCCGTCGAGCGGCCACTTTGCCGCGTTGTAGGTAACGTCAACTTCTATCCAAATCGCATAGCTCGTCGGGCGAGAGAACTTGATCGTGTGAGTGATACCTGTCGAGTCGGTGACGGTTCCACTGACGGTGCCGTGTGGGCGGATGCCGGCTGGCTTGGTGTCGAATATCGACTGCCTTATATCTGCATCGAGTCCGCCAAGGACCACAGCCTCGAAGCTGTGCGGGGGGATGCCGTTTACATCCACGACCTCGGTGTAGTTTTCAAACACGATGCAATCGACGACAGCGTTTGCCGTCCCCTGATTGACTTTCAGGATGTCGGCTCTCAGTGCGGGAAGTGGACCATTTCCGCGCCCGGCAAGCTCTGCTTCCCGACGGTTGCGCAGAGAGGCGTCTGTCTCGACGTAGGCACCGACCGCAGCATCGACCATGTTGCGGACTGATAGCCAGCCGCTGACAGGTGACTCGATTGACGTGATCTGCCCGGTGAGTGCTGCGAATGGGCCGGGAGTCTGAGCCGTCACGGTCGCATCAACAGCAGCGGTACCGTCGCCGACGTACGACCATGTCACGGTTGCATCCACGATGCTAGACCCGGTGCCGCTCGGGCCGGTGCCGACAAGTGCAGACGTTCCGCCGGCCACCGCTTGGTAGACCCGAGCCGGCGCGCCGCCGTTGGTTACTCTGTCCCCGAGAGCGTACGCCGTGTTGACAAGCCAAGCCGAGAGAGCGACCAGGGTAGCGTTTGCGTCTGTGTCAAAGCGGGTGCCGACAATCGGGATTGCAACGGTAGAGCCGCTGGGGACGAGCGTCGCTGGTGAGCCTGTGAGCGCTACGGTGCCGGTAGTTCGCCGCTCCTGGTTTCGCGTGGTACCAGTGATAGCACACAGGATGTCCAGCGCTCGGCCCGTGGCCCGGTCTGGGTCCATGCCGGCATCTACTGCTTGAGCGACTTCCCACAGTTCGGCCATGCGCTCGGCATGCAGCCCGATTCGCTGGCCGGCTACAGAGTCCGCAGGGATAGAGCCGTCTGGCTCGCTCCCAAGCTGTGCGCCGAACGTGTTTTTGTAGACGGTGTCAAGCTCTTCCTTGATCACAGTCTGCGGCTTGGGCACAAAGCCCTCGGTAAGGAGTCCATAACTAGGCATTGGGGAGTCCTGTGAGTGTGATTCCCAGCTCGCCGAGGTCGGTGGAAGCTCGGAAGTTTACGTCGAGAGTGCGCGCAAAAGCACTGAAACGGAGATCCAGATAGGTGACTTCCCGTATGCCAGACACAGACAGGATAGCCTCGCGAAAGATCTCGCGAATCCGTATCAGGTTGGGGCTCTTAATTAGGATTTCCTCGTACCAGGGGACTCCGCGCTCCTCGTCGAGAAACCATTCCCCCTTGAAGAATCCTAACCGGAGCATCACTTGCTGCCGAATCCCTTGTAGGTCACCCGTCATCGCAAGCCCGGTTTCGTCGGCGAACTCGTCGCCGTCGTCGTCAAGCGCGAAGTCGGTGGTCTTTTGGTAGGTGGTCATTTCTTTACCTCGACCGACTGACTTAACAGACCCGATGTCGGGAACGGATCAAGCGGAAACGGTGGGGCTGTAGGTGCCGATGACGCGCCTGCTGGCGTGGGGTGTGTGTGAGTGTTAGCCCATGCGATGAGCGTGTCGAGGATCGTCTTTAGCGTCTCGCCGTTCGGATGCTTTTCGAGCTGCATCGCCGTCGTCGTGCCGATGCGGATCTTGCTTCCATCAACGTGGATCTGAAGACCGTCATCCTTGCCGAACGTGGCTCTGTCAGTTGGAGCACTGGCCAGCGCGTGCCCAAAGTCACGAAGACCTGGCAGGAACACCGCGTCCGTTAGATCGTGCCGGCGGTCGTCAGCTGGGTCTACCGTACCACCGGAAACCAGCCACTTGTCTAAGCTGGCCTCGCTGAACACGACGAGTCCCACATCATCCACCGCAACCGGGAACGTGATTCGATACCCGCCCGCTCCTGGAAACTGCACAGGGACAGCGGGTATCACGGGCAGATCGCGCGACTGAATCGCCCCAGACTCGTCGGTGTAACGCTCTTTGATCAGAGGCTGGACATCGGCCTTTTGAGTGCTGGCGTCGTACATCACAATCTTGCCAGGTAGCGAGGTGTGTAGGTCCGCAGTCAGTGACTCCCGAAAGCGCGAAAGAAGGTCTTGCAGCGTGCTAGGACGCGAGGTCATATCGTCACCCCTTCGACAGTAGAGTACCAATCCTGCCCGGCGGTGTCTCCGCTGTGCTCGACCTTGGAACACTTGACAGAGACACCAAGCGGGAAGCGTTCACACTGCACCTGCACCTTGGCACCTGGCTTGATGTTCGCATTGAGCAGACTCCGAAAGTGCAGCTGCGGACTGCCGCCTTTGACCAATGGGGCTCCGAACTCCGGCGAGCCGATAAGTCCAGAGTCCGGCGTCAGCAGTGGCACGTCCTGTCCGCTGACTTCGGACTCTGCCAAGAGGATCAACTGCTCGTCTTGGATAGACCACTCGTAGCCAGTACCAGCCAGCACCTTGTCAAGCTCCCGGCTCACTGGGCCCGTGACAACTAGACCCTGCTCAAAGCTACCTGGAATGGCCATAGCCGCGCGCGAGGAGTTGCCAAGCCCCAACCCTAGCTTGGCCGCAAGCCGCGTGATCACGTTGGTTTTGGTGGTCTTTGGTGCGAAGCTTTCGGACACACGGGCGAAGTTGTATGCGCGCTCTCCATCGCCGGACTTCAGGACTGTGCGCCAGTCCGCGCCCTCGCGAACGTGTGAGATGTGGCGCACGTCCCCTTGGAAAATCTGCTTGACCCCGGTGTCAGCGTACCCGCACTCGAGCACAAACTTCACGCCCTTGGTTTGCAGCGCTGCGCGTCGGGTCGGTGACAGATTCGTGATCGTGACCTCTGCCGTATTGGGTTCCTTTGCCGAGCTTTTCTTGACAGAAAACTGAACGCGAAGGTCTTTGATTTCTGTCACTTCGGCAGTAAGGCTTTTGTAGTCCTCTGCTACTCGGTTCGCGATGAGCAGCCTGACGCGCCTATCTTGCAGCCGCTGGTCAGCCACCGTCGGCCACCACTTGCATGTCTGCGAGCGTCCAATAGCGCAGCCGCACCCGGTCGCCTAGTTCTCCGTAACCGGGGACTCTCGTCACCGTGTCCAGTTTGTAGAGGTCCTTGCCGTCAATCCACACCGGGTCCCGCTCGGAGTTTGCGGAGTCCACAAACACCAGCATGCCAGCGGGTCGGCGCGGGTCCGTGCATTGCAGCACGCCAATAGGCCAGCCGACAACGCACTTAAGAGAGCCCTGGATGATCGACTCCTCAGCGTCGTACATGTGCATGTAATACGCCGATTCGCGAGTATTCCAGACGAACTCCAGCCGGTAGATGGAACCGTCAAGTTCGACGACAACGGTGAAGTGCGGAAGGTCTGAGCGGAGAGGGATTTCGACCATGTTAAAGCCCTAGCTCTAGAGTGGACCGAATATCCCGAATCTGTCCGAGCGCTTTATCGACACCAGCGTCCCCGGCAAAGTCGCGCAGTTCGCTTGAGTAATTCTTCGGCGCTTCAAGCTCTGCCGTCGGCTGCTTCCCGGTGTCCTGTTTCTTGTGCGACTTCGGAGCCTTTGCCACGACTACCTTCGTCGAGCGATTGAAGACGATACGGACCTGCTTGAACTGCGCGGTAAACGCGAATGCGCCCCCTGTCCGCGCATCCTTCGGCACAGACAGAGACACCAGCGCCATGCTCTCGTACATCTTATCTCTGGTCACCACCTTGATCGGCTTGGCTGCGGCTCTTATCTCCTCTAGCTTGCTCCATGCCGCCCGCCCAAACCCGGTCGCGCTCGTCGGGGTTTCCTGCTGTGTCACCTGCACAGAGGTGCCGCCGATATCGATCGCGCGCTGTATCTGTTTTGACCCAAGCGGGGTGTCGCTGACGATGCCGGTGATCGAAAGTTGCAACGGCTCGGGCCGGATGTGGTCCGTGATGTTCGCGCCGCTCTCTACAGGATGCTCGGTAACGGTTGCCGCCGCTGTATGCGTCTCGGTGACGGTGCAGTCGATAGCCAGGTCCCCTATCAGAGTCGGCCCCGTGTAGCGCTCGGTGGCCATTACTTCACCCCCACCGATGCGG